TGGAGCCTTAGCTGATTTTCCTTGTTTTCCGAACATTTGTTTCTCCTTATTATGCTGGTATTTGACGAGTAACTCTCGCTGATAGATTTGGATTTCCTCCACCAGTTAAACCTGCAAGAAGTTCTTGCATTGCTGGTCTACCTTGTGGAAGTTCTGGTGCTTGACCACCAGGCACTGGCTCAGGAGATGCTGGTACTTCTGGCATTCCTGGTTGTGCTGGTTGTTGTGCTGGTTCTGGTTTAAATGCATTTGAAACCGCATCTTCAAGGGCTACACCCTTCTTGCGATCATTAATTACACTTGCCATTTTTTCAATAATCTTCATTGGATCTTGACCTTGCATTACCATTTGTGGAATTGCAGCAGCCATAGAAGATACGGATGCCTTAAGGGAATCACGCATCTCTTCAATGTCAATTGCTCTCTCTTCTTCACCAGCATTTAGTGAGATAGGAAGGTTGCGACGCAACATTCCTCGAGAAATTAATTTATCTCCTCTTGCTTGTAGACCCCATACCAATGCACGGTTAGGATCTAAACCTGCCATTAAACCGTATTCAACGGTTACGCCATAGTTACCATTAATATCTGAACTTGGCTTGTATTTTAATTTATATGGAACTCCGTTGGCTGTTGCAGATACTTCACGAGATAACTCTGGGAAGTATGCTTGATCAGTTGCAAATGCAAATGAGATTGCTTGACCTATTGCCTCACCAAGTATTGATTGATAAATTTTAACTTGTGAGTCATATCCAGCCATAAGTGCTTTAACACCTTGACCTGTAACAACTGAACCTTCTGCTTGTCCTGCACGAGCTTGAGGAAAGCGAGTTCCTAATTTCATTTCATCTGCTAGAACATTGTTCTCAGCAAATGCGTATTGAGGTACGTCTAGATTAACCCTACGAATTTTCTCAGGACTGTTCGAACGAATGACCGAATCAGGACCAATGGATAGAGAAGTAACATCATTGGGAAGAGCAAGAGGAGCTTCAACAGATTTTTGAACAGCTTCCATCGTAAGGAGTGCAAGTCTTGCTTTCGCTGCGTACACTGGCAAGACGTCATCAAATTGTCCTCTGGCTTCGCCATCGAGCGAAGGACGTTGAGCAATTGCAACTGGAACCGTACCTGTCTTGTTGGGTGTCGTCGCAAGAACTAAACCTCCACGATCTGGTAAAAATAAAACTGTTCTTTCTTTATCTGTCCAACGAACAACCTGTAGTAATGAGTTACCATCACCACGAGTATATGCACCAGACTGTAATATTTGACTTGCATACTCTGGAAAGTGTGCTGCTAAATCACCCGCCTTACGGTGATATAAGCGAGCGTATACATTTACAACACCGAAACGATCTTGATCAAAATATGCACCCATAGCGTTTTCAATATGGATGTGTGGTCTCTTATCTTTAAAGTTTGGTTCAACTCTAATAGGAACGAAACCGTATGTTGCTAGTTGGTCTGCGCCACGCAGTAACTCTGTACCTAGTCTGGATGCTGCTACATAGTAGTTAGCAATCTTTGTACGCTTGTCAGCCTTGGTACGCTGGTTGTCATCTAATGATGAATCCCCAGCAGCAGTAATGGTAGGTAGAACACCGACTTGTTCAGAGACATCTCGAGCAACAACATCAATAAGGTTAGCGATGATAGGACGTGACCATACTCCTTCAGGAAATAATCCTTGGAATACTTGATCAGCCTGTCCTGCTCTTACTAATGCAACCTCACGCATACGTCTATCACGTTCGGAGTTACGAGCTTTTAATTGCTCAAAGGCTTGTTGTAAATCTTTCATTAAGTCACAATCTCGCTGTCCGCTGCGCTGCAGCTAAGTCATCTAAGTTAATAATGTATCTTGATTCAATATCTTTTCTAGGAGTAAATTGATTATTTAAAAAGTTAGGTACATTATTCGAGGTAAGTAAAGTTTCTCTTGCTACAATCTCACAGAACCATAATGCCATCACGGCATCCATCTTGAGCTTCTTGCCTTGTACTCCTGGTTGCCAGGTTACAAGTTGTTCGATTAACTTCTTTACGTGTTCATTCTTTGAGCTATCTGGTAATTCAATTAAATTATCCCCAGCATGCTTAAAGTTATTCATAACACCATCCCGCTTGGTAATGGTGCCGAATAAAGGAGCGAGTGAGGCTACGCCGAACTCGGGATCCTGTTTATTGTTTCCTGTATAATGAGGTCTGTAGTTAACTCCTCGTGTTGACAGGAAGTTACGAATCTCTTCGTCTTGTGTAAGGAAAAGCTGAAAGGCATTTGATTCCACAATGACCACATGCGGTTTATACGCATCGGTCCACTCCTTGATAAGAGAACGGATTGCTGCAGGTGTAGGAGCCGTCATGACGTGAACGTCCATGATATAGCGTTTATGTGACCTGCGGTCAACCGCATAAGCAACAGCAGCGGTATCACCAGACATTGCTGGATCTATACCAATGACTCTAAAAAAGTTATTAGAGTTCTCAGGATGACCTGCTGCGCTTGCAACCAATGCACCCGATTTTCTCATTCCATTTACTGCGCCTCTGACGCACATCGGGTCGAAGATTGCATTCTCCGCAATATCGAGGTTCTGGTAAACCAGTGACCACTTAGATGGTCCTGCCTCGTTACGGACAGCCGTTAGACGCTGTCCTGTCCATCGATCAAACAAACCATTCTCATCTGGGATATCATCGTCAGTGAGTTGTTGTTCGGATTTCTCCCATAGACATTTCCAGTCTTTAGGATCGTCTGCGTATTCTAAGACGGCAGGCATCGATAAATATGACCAAGGTAATACACCATCGGTGTAGTGACTTGGGTTTCTTAATTCTTTATATAGATCAACTGCAGAAACTCTGGTACCAACTACCAAGAGTTGACCGCCTCCAGGTGGGAGACGAGAGGCAACTTCTTGCCTGATCCATTCTTGTTGCTTAGCCCACTCTGAAGCGTTACTCAGAGTGACCACGTCATCTAAAACTATTAAGTCGGCACGGTTACCATAAACCTGCCCGCCCATTCCTATAGCTTCTACAGTTGGGTCTTTAGCATCTGACTCACGTACATCGCCACCAAGGTATACCTTAGTAGCCGACCACTGGTCGGCGGTTGCTTTATACCCATCGGCTGGACCAAAGGCGACCTGAAGGTCGGCGTACCGAGGATGGGTTAATCTTTGCTTGATAGCGTATAAAAACTTCTTTGCTTGTTCCTGTGTCTTGGATATAACCATGACGTTGATATTAGGATTCTTAACTATTCGGTAGGTTACATAGTTAATTGTTATAGTCATGGTCTTAGCATGGTTAGGGGGTATGTTTACCAAGAGGCGGGATAAGCCCGCCGATCCCTTTTCATAAACCATGGAATCATGTAACCAAGAAGGATCTCTACCTTCCAGCATGGATACTACATTAAGCATGTGAAGTGGTACTTTGGTACCAAGATACTTTTCAGAGAACTCTGCAAAATCAGATAAGTTAGACCGAGCCTCATCGGCGAGGTCCTGTGTTCTAAACCGAGCATTATCTATTAAAGCTGAGAAGCCTTCGGCTTCTCGGCGTTGGGTATCATACCAAGATCTAGATCTACCAATAACTTTTAAACCATCAACGATTGTGCGCCCTTGGCGCACCAAGAGGATAAGTTCTTTTCTAGCTTCTTCTGGTGCTAATTGTCTTTCCAACGTTCCTCCAGTGCCTGTAGGGGTCCACAGGGGTCTGGACAGAAGTATCCCCACTATTGCATATAAGTACTTATTGGCAGGCTTAGAGCCTGCCTTTGGGGGCTCAATATATTTCGCCCTATACTTATATAGGGGTCTTGAGCGTCGGCGTGTTTCAAGAGCAAAATAAATAAATCTTTTATTGGTTATCTATAAATTAACATAACCGCAGGTCAGAGCTGGTTTTCTGGTGAATATTATTTTACGGATAGTTGGGGGAGGGTGGGGGGTGGTGTTAAACATGGTGGGGGTCGGCTAGGGCGAGCGCACAAAAAAAGGGGCAGAGGTTGCCCCCCGCCCCACAGAAAAACACGCTCAACTTGACAGAAACCCCACGCTCATGCTACTGAGCGCAGGGCTTCGCCTGACTATCTATCTAGCGAGCCTTGCGTGTATGTGTAGCCACACGCCCACTATTGAATACGATTGCGAGAGCCTCATTACCTCCGCATGATTGAACATCAAACACGATACCAACATGCTTACCCTTGCGAACCAAATCTCCTGCGTGAGCCTCACCAAGAAGGCTTAACTCGCTATCAGGAACATGCTCCAGCGTAGGGATGTTGTAGAACGCCTTAACCTGCTTAATCTCCGCAGTTAAGTCTGCGAAGAGGTCTTCGTTCATGTATGTATTCATCTTGCTGTCCTTTCAGAGTTGTTGAGACCACCTCAACCAACACCGAGAATTATCCCATACCTCCAGCCCAATGTCAAATACCCAGCGTAAATGAACGGAGTGTCTACCTGCTGTGTGTGTATGTCTGTGTATGTGTGTGTGCGCCTACATGTATGTATGTGTATGTGTGTATGTATGTGCGGGCGCATGCGAGATTCACGCATGGGCAAGTAATAGTTCATATGCGTATGAGCAGGTGGCTGCTCGCATGTGCGAGCTCGTGTGATCGTGTGCGTCTTTCATTGATAGCAAATCAAAGATTTGCTTAGATAAGGGGGTCAAATCAAATCGGTTTGGCAGTTGACGAAAGGAACACCATGAGAACAGTTGGAACTAAGACACTAGTCGGCGTCGTTAAGAACGGCGTTGTTCATGTCAGCCAAGCAGATAGCAAGCGCATCTTCGCAAAGGTGCGTATCACCACCAACACCGCCAAATCTTCTAAGAAGATTGAGGCAATTCTATCAGCCTTTCAGGCTTATCCAAACTTCACGCTCGTAGCCAGCGAGATTGCGAAGGTTGAGCCAAAGGCTTACCTAACCCTGAAAGGAAGTGTCGCCTAATGACTACCATCACACACCCATTCACGCTTCAACTACAAAGTGTAGTTGACGAAAGCAACTCAACGATACAGAAACTCCTTGCCCTACCTGAAGGAGACCAAGTCTCCTTCTTAAATCAAATGGCGCAAGACCTCATTCTACCAGAGGTAGAAAAAGCAATAGCCAAACTGAATGAAAACTCAGGTGGCTGGGCAAAGTTAGAGGTGGTCGCATGACCACACTACCTCTGCTTTATACCGACCTGATTGCTTTAGCAATAGCCCTCTTCCTGAGTGGCTTCACTATCGGAATGCTTGTCGCAAGGCGGGCAGTTCGGGAGTGGCTCGCTCGTCAAAGATAGCAGACGAAGTCTGCTTATTAGGGGGGGTAGCAAATCGCTATCCCCTCTTTTGTCGCTTCAGAAAGGAGCAACTATGAGAAATCCTGACCGCAAGAATGGCAAGGCATGGAAGAAAGCACCGAAGGTTAATCGCAAGACAGGCAGAACTGTAGGCGGATACTCACCAGCCAAGTTGGCTGAGCGAGCAAGCAAACGAAAGGGCTAACCATGACAACGCAGAAAATCACCACATATCTATCCGTTGATTGTCGCTTATGTGGCACATTCCAGCACATAGAGTGCGAGCAATGGCAAGCAGATGAATTGGACAAGCCTCGCTCTGAGCGCATGTTCATACAAGATATCTTCCCTGATTTACCTATCGGAGATAGGGAATTGCTTATCTCTGGCACATGTAATACCTGCTGGCAAAAGATGTTCGGCAGTTGCGAAGATGAAGGTGATGACACCGACATCTACACAGAAAAGGAGGAATAAGTATGGGAGCAAGAGTGAACTTCGTATTCAAGCAATACGAAAACAAACCTAATGTGGTGCTTTACTCACATTGGGGAGCAGACACATGGGAGGTAGACCTAGCCCATGCTTTGAACAATGCCAAAGGTCGGTGGGATGACATCTCATACGGCACACGAACCACAATCACCAGCCTAGTTGGTGAGCAATACGCAAGTGAGACAGGCTTCGGTATCTATACCGCCGAAGACGACGAAGACTTGGGCGAGTTCCAAGTTGAGGTTAATTTCATTAACCAAACTGTTAACGACACCGCATTTGACATCTTCGTCAACTACGGACTAGCGAAAGGGGAATATCAAGATGCCTAACTGGTGCTACAACACACTACTAATTGAGGCAGAGCCTCAAGTGATAGCCAAGATTAAGGCGCAGTTGTCTGCGCCTTATGAACGCAA